GCAGGGCTACAGCAGATGAATTTAATTATTCATCTAATCCAACCTACACAGACTCAGACAACAAGATAAGGGTTATTGAAACGGGCCAGGAGGCAACTCAAAAAGCCTTTAGCTTCATAACTACAGTTGGCCTTTATGATGCAAAGGATAATCTTTTAGCAGTTGCGAAGCTATCGAGACCTATTGAAAAGAACAACGAGAAGGATTTGACAGTCAGAGTTCGCTTAGACTTCTAGCAACGAGGACTGAATGTCTCTTATAAAGATACTTCCAGAATATATTGAACATTTCTCTCTAACGCTACATCCAGAGATAGATTTTGTTAGTTCCTCTCTTCAGCCAGCAACTTCTCTAACGACCGGATCCGCACATCTGTCTGCGAGACCGAGTAAGTGTTTTAAAAATTTAATAGACCCAGCGCAGTGGGGAGAAAACTCATATGATCCAGACAGTCCAGGCGTAGAAGGATATAATGAGGAAGATTATGCAGCTTCTATAGATTTAGAAAGTATGTCTAGATCTGCAATACAGGCCGCACAAGATGGAATAGACTATGATCTAAGCACAAATTTATCTGACTATATGGAGATCGTTAATTCGTCATCACAGATCGCAAGAAATTCTAAAAGATTTAATGTCGTTAGGTTTGACCCGCCATATTCATTTAATTTAAATACAGCTGCAAAAAGCATAGTAAGAAATGTCTTAATGCCATTTTATATTTCAAGCTATGATCACTGCCAGTTTGTTTACACAAACTATCATACTCTTAATTTTTTTACTTCATCTTTAGTTCCGTCCAACTCTGCAATGATATATTCAAATGCTCAAAGAAGGGCAGGAGAGGATAGGCCCTATTATCCAACTGGATCATTTACTATTGATTTCTATATAAATCCAAGATATACAAATGACACAGGAGCAGAATTTAAAGCTGGAACAGTGATGCATCTTTCATCGACCTTTGCAGTATCGTTAGTCTCTGGTAGTAAAAAGGATGGAGATGGAAATGCAAGCTCATATAGAGTTTTACTTCAATTGAGTCATAGCGCAGATGTAGAACCTTCTAGTATTAATTTAGATATACCAAATAATACAAGATCATATCCAAAAGATTTGATTTTTGTCACACCAGATAATTCTTTACATAGAAACAACTGGCATCATGTTTCTATAGCGTGGGGAGGAAAAAATGTAAATAATGGAACAGGCAGCATCTGGATAGATAACAATCCTCATACATTTTCAATCCCTTCATCTTCAATACTTCCTCCAAAGCATATATCTTCAGAGGCTCTCGTTTTAGGAAATTATTATTCAGGATATGATAATGAAGCTAAATTTTTTAATACAACTGCATATGGCACGGAGGGATTTTTTCCTCAGGTGCCGGGTCTGACTGATGATCCGATATTTTTTAAATTTGATCACCCTCTTAATGCAGAAATTCATGATGTTAAAATTTTTAATAGAGATCTAAATGGAGATGAGATAAAACAAAATGTTGAATCAGGCAGATCAAATATAAAAGATCTTTTATTTTATGTTCCACCATTCTTTGTAAAGGAAGCAAGGGAAAGAAATGTTTTAATCACTCCGTTTCAAACTGAGAGAAAAGCTCCTGTAGACCCATTTAATGTAAATTTTTCCTTTGGAGTCGGCGGTAGGCTAATAAATTTAGAAAATTTTAGTAGAGAATTTGTTAGGGGATATTATCCTAGAATGTGGCATCTTACTGCTTCAACTTTAGATTATACTGTTATGGACATAACAGCAAACGGTTATGTATATTCATCTGGCTCTACAAGAAAGAGAAATCTAACAATTCTTCCTAATGATAATGGAAGATTTTCTCCTGATTTTAATCTGCTATTAAGTGGATCAGCAAAGACAGATATGTCACAATTCACAAATATTCTTGGCGGAGTTGATCTATCAATAATTAACATAAATAAGATGCTCACAACGGGCTCCACGATGTCATTAATACCAGATGCATTAGCAGAAGATGTAGCAGGAGTCACACCCACAGATATGGGTACCATAGATACTTCAACTGGACCGGTTTTAACAATCTATCAACGAACACAAGATCCTAGCTCAAATGAGGTAACTGTCTTTGATATGTCTAATTTATTTTATGGAAATAGAATTTTACCAGGCTCTCTTTTTATAACAGACCCGGGTGTAACAGGATCTGGAGGAAAAGTTAGAATATCTCTTAAAGATAATGGTCGGGGTGGTCTCTTCCGCGCAGATGCACTAACAACACATCCCGCCTGGGCAAATGTGGGAACAGTTCTTTATAATGAAGGTGTAGCTGTTGTTAAATCTCCTCACATTCCGTTTTTTGGAAAAGATATGTTCGAGTTAAAATGTAAAGGCGAGCAAAATGTTCATATGCTAACAGTTAATATCCCGGCCGGTGTGGGAATGTTCAATTCTTCGTCGAATCCAAAATTTAAGACAGTTTCAGCGTCGCTTGATGCAAATGAATATGATCCTAACTTTGTATATATTACAGGATTAAACCTACATGATGATAATTTAAATGTTATAATGAGATCTAATCTCGCTCAGCCGATTAAAAAACGAAGAAGTGATGAATTTTTGATAAAGTTTAAGAAGGATTTTTAAATTGATTCTTGGTTTAGATGTATCCACTAGCTGTACAGGGTGGTGTCTGTTAGAAGAAGATGGATCATTTGTAAGTTTAGGATACATTTCACTTTCTAAAAAGAGCAATCTATTTGAAAAGGCTTTAATGGTGAGAGAAGCCTTGTCATCTCTTCATATAAAATATGATATCGATACTGTATTTATAGAGGAAAATTTACAGGCATTTAGACCAGGCCTATCATCTGCAAAGACGCTATTGACTCTAGCACGATTCAATGGAATAGTTGGGTATCTCGCTCAGCAAGAATTTTTTTGCGAGCCAACATACATTAATGTCAATGTCGCAAGAAAGTCTGTGGGATTAAAAATCATTAGAAAGTCAAAAGGTGGAGCACCTACTAAGGAACAGGTTCATCAATGGGTTTCTAAACAGGTAAATTTTAACTGGCCAATGAAAAAGTTAAAATCAGGCCCTAGAAAAGGACAGGTGATTTTAGAAACAGGCTGTTATGATGCTTCTGATGCGTACGTCATAGCTGCTGCAGGAATTAAATTGAACAGTTGACAATTTTTGATTATCTTTTAAAGGGATATATTGGAAACCTTTACAAATAAGATCGATTTTTTAAGACAGGTCTTTGGAGAAGTCGAAATTGCTAGAGATGGAGTTAATGTAGCAGTTGTATGTCCTATTTGTGAGAATAAAAGGGGAAAGAAAAAACTTTCCATAAACACAGAGACATGGAATTGTCATTGTTGGGTTTGCGATATAAAGGGAAGAAACTTATTTTTAATATTAAAGAAAAATTTTAATTCAGGAGTCGCAAACAGATACAGAGAAAGATTTTTAAAGGATGACAATAAGCGCAACTTAGAAAAATGTGATGATGATATAGAAATAAGACTTCCAGATGATTTTATACTTCTTTGTAAAAATTTTAAAAATAAAGATCCAGATATTAAAGATTGTATAAGATATCTTTTTAAAAGAGGTCTTACTAAAAAAGATTTCTGGTATTTTAAGCTAGGAACATCTGCAACAGGCGAGCATAGAAGAAGAGTGATAATTCCATCATTTGATATAGAGGGAAAGTTAAATTATTTTGTATCTAGATCAATAGATGATGATAGAAAGCCCAAGTATATAAATTCAAAATCTAATAAGATGAATGTCATATTCAATGAGATAAATTTAAACTGGGATAAGGAAGTAACCATAGTAGAGGGACCATTTGATCTTTTTACATGTAATCAAAACTCTACATGTCTTCTTGGATCATCTCTTAGCGAAGAATCCTATCTTTTTAAAAAAATTGCTTCAAATAGGTCTCCAATACTTCTTGCACTTGATTCAGATATGAAAAGTAAGACGAGAAAATATGCAGATCTATTGAGCTCATATTGTTGCAATGTTAGAATATTAGATTTAGGTAAATTTCATGATACTGGAGATATGACAAAAGATGAGTTTAGAGATAAAAGAAAAAATTCACATCAATGGAGCCGTGATTCTTCACTTATTGGTAAGATAGGAACTCTAGTATGAAAATTATTCATATAGCTGATATTCACTGGAGGGGTCTGTCTCGTCATAGTGAGTATAAAGAGTCATTTTCTGAAGCATTTGAAAAGATGAGAAAGCTGTCTCCAGATGTCATCTATGTTGGGGGTGATATTGTTCATAGCAAGACACAAGGGATATCTCCAGAGCTGATAGACAGTCTCTGTTGGTGGTTTACGGAGATGTCTAAGATAGCACCAGTTCATGTTATTTTAGGAAATCATGATGGCTTGCAACATAACACTGATAGACAAGATGCGATATCACCAATTCTTTCTGCATTAAATGATTCAAATATTTTTCTTTATAAGGAATCTGGCACATATCCGGCTGGAGTTCCAGGGTTTAATTGGTGTGTATTTTCGTGTTTTGATGAGGATGGATGGGAAAATGTTAAACCTGTAGAAGGAGAAATCAATATCGCTTTATTTCATGGAGCTGTCTGGGGATCGACAACAGACATTGACTGGGAGATAGATGGAGATATAACTGTTGATTTTTTTAATGATTTTGATTTCACACTTTTAGGAGATATTCATAGGAGGCAATATCTCAATAAGAAAAAAAGCATAGCATACTGTGGATCATCTATACAGCAAAACTACGGAGAGGATATAGGAAAAGGATTTTTATTTTGGGAGATTGATAATAAACAATCATTTAATAGCACTTTTCATGAAATACCTCATATGAATCAGTTTATAACGATAGACTGGAAAGGTTCTGTTGAAAAAACACTAGATGCGGCCAATGAATATAATGATTATTCAAGGTTTAGAATAAAATCAGATGGCGTAATAACTCATGCAGATAGTAAGCAATTACAATACGAGCTCATGAGAGTTAAAGACGCTGTAGAGGTTGTTTTTAAATCAGAATCAACATTTGATGCGTCTAAAATAAAAATAGCTAGTGGAACTTTTAATAAGGAAAATCTAAGAGATGGAAAGACGCATGGTCGACTGATTCGTGAATATTATAGAGATGGAAAGATAGATGAGGAATACTTTGAAAAGTTTGATGATCTTATAGAAAAATATATGTCTCAGGTAACCAGTAGAGAAGATACATTAAGAAATACAAGATGGGAAATTAATTCATTATCTTTTGATAATTTATTTTCATATGGAAATGATAATATTGTTAATTTTGAAAAACTACCGGGAATAACAGGAATTTTTGGAAAAAATGCAAAAGGAAAATCATCAATAGTTGGTTCGCTGATGTATGGCCTTTTTAATACAACAGATAGAGGATCAATTAAAAATCTTCATATAATCAATAATAGAAAAAATAGTTCTAGAGCTATAGTCGATATAGTGTTGAATGGAGATCCATATAAAATTGTTAGATCAACAGTAAGGCACCAGACGAGAAAAGGAGAAATTTATGCATCAACATCTCTAAATCTCTATAGACTTGATAAAATGGGAAATATTGAGGAAGATATTACAGAGGAGCAGAGAAGAGAAACAGAAAAGATTCTAAGAAAAATAATTGGAACAGCTGATGACTTTTTAATGACATCACTAGCATCTCAAGGAGAGATGAATACGTTTGTAAAAGAGGGCGCCACGTCTAGAAAAATGATTTTGACAAAATTTCTTGATCTGGGGGTCTTTGAAAAGATGCACGAGATAGCTAAGATAGAATCATATGACATAAGAAATAAGATAAAATCATATCCAGATATAGATTGGGATGAAGAAATTGATAATCTTAAGTTTTACGTAATTGAAAATAATGAGAAATTAAGTGTATTTGAAAATGATATAAAAGAAAAGAGATCTACACTAAAATCTCTTAATATTCAACTGGCTATCTCTGATAATCCAGAAGTTGTTACAGAGTCTGAATTTATCGCCCAGAAAAAAATAGTAACTAGATACCAAGAAGAGATTAAGATATTAAAAGAAGAAGAAAGTGAAATACGTCATGAAATAGAGCTAAAGAAGAGAAAGTCAACAAAAATAGATCAGGTCAAATCCGATTTTTCTGTTAAAGAGCTAGAGACAAAGATAGAAATTCAAAAAGATTTAGACAGGTCTGTAATTGATCTTCAGCATCAGCTTGAAAAAAATAAAAGTGAATTATTACGACAAGAAAGATCTGTTAAAAGACTAAGTGAGGTACCATGCGGTGATTCATTTCCTACTTGTAAATTTATTAAAGATTCTTATAAGGATAAGAGAACTATAAAGGATCAGACAGATATTGTGCAAAGTTCCATTTTTGTGTTAAAGGATGCACAGATATCACTTGAATCAATTTTAAGTGAAAATGCTGAGAAAAAAATTAAAAAATATGAGAGGATGATCAAAAAGCAATCTATCCTATCTGTTCAGATCTCTTCTTTAATAGTCAAATATAATAATGTTGTAAATGAGATAAACCAGATAGAGTCAAATTTATATAGAGCGATGCTTACTCTAGATGATATGTCTCCACGGCTTGTTAAAGATGAGGAAAATCCAGCATCAGTTATCAGATCTAATGTCATAATTCTAGAAGATGAAATACAGAGAACAGATAAGAAAAGATTAAAGATATTCGAAGAGATAGCAAGCTTGCGTGTTCAAATTTCTGATATGAAAAATAGAAGAAAGGAATTCGAAGAAATAAAGATAGATCTAAGAACATATGATCTTTTTATGCAGGCGGTTTCTAAAAAAGGAATTCCTCTTCAGATCATGATGTCACAGCTACCTCTTATTAATTCTGAAATTTCGAGAATTCTCCAGGGAGTTGTAGGATTCACAGTAGAGCTTGAAGCAGACCCTGATACTAATGCGATGGACGTGTTTATAAATTACGGAGACAGTAGAAGAGTCATTGAGCTGGCGTCTGGAATGGAAAAGATGATGTCTTCACTTGCTATAAGAGTTGCTCTTATTAATGTATCATCTTTAACTAAGACAAATATGCTTATAATAGATGAGGGTTTTGGAGCTTTAGATGAGACAAATATTGGCGCATGCAGTAGATTATTAGAGTCTCTTAAAAAGTGGTTTAGAAATATTATAGTAATATCTCACGTAGATGAGATTAAGGACATTGTAGATAACTCATTGGATATAACTAAAAATGGAAAAAATGCAAAGGTTTCCCACCCTTAGGGAGTCAAATTCAGGTAGAAGCTATGAGTATAGAAGTGAATTTGTAATAATTACAGAGGAAAAGGATGAGAAGCGCTATTTATTCTGCCCAGTTTGTCAAATTACAATGAATACTGCCGACGACTATAGTTATATTCGAAGGTTTCAGTGTTGTGCTGAGTGCGGAATGAAGTGGGTTGAGCCCATGAAAGAGAGATGGTTATCCGGATGGCGACCAACAAGCGAAGAGATTTTATCTCACAAAGAAATAATAAAACAATCATCTTCATTTTTTATTTTTGAATGATCTCAATAATTAGTAACAGGAGTTATTATGTTTAACACTGAAGAAGTTAACGTTCTTGGTCAGATTTTAGATTCAACATGGGGGAAAAGCTCAACAGTTTTATCTCCAACTATGTCAATTAAGGCAAATCTCTCAGGTGATACGCTTTCTGTTTCATATGTAACAGTTGTTCACCTTGCGTCAGAGAGAAACCTAAGGGATCAGGTGAAAGTATTTGAAGATGAATCTATCAAGATTACAAATGAATTTATGAAGAATTTAAAAAAACAATTCAAAGAGGGAATTGGAAGATCACTAAAAGCTCAAAGCCTGGGAACTAGTGATAGCGTGGAAATGATAACATCTTCACCTTTCACACCAAGAAAGACAGCATATTATAGAAGATTTACCAATTTTAAATGTGAATAATGTCAAGAGTTAATAAATCTAGACAAGTATCGGAGATTATCAAATCTGGTAAGGATCCTGTGTATTTTTTTAATTCTTATCTAAAAATACAGCATCCGGTTAGAGGGCTTATAGACTTTGACACATACCCGTTTCAAGATGACTGTGTTGAGAGGTTTTTAGAAAATAGGTTTTCAATTATTTTAAAGTCTAGGCAGCTTGGAATGTCTACGCTTGTTGCAGCATATGCCGTCTGGATGGCATTATTTCAAAAGGATAAGAACATTCTTATCATTGCAACAAAGCTAAGTGTCGCACAAAACTTTATAACAAAAGTTAAGACAATGATTAGAAGTCTTCCGAAGTGGTTAGTTCTTCCACAGATAGTCACAAATAATAAGCAATTAATAGAATTTAGTCACGGGTCCTCTATTAAGGCTATTCCCACATCAGATGATGCAGGAAGATCAGAAGCACTCTCTCTACTAATAGTTGATGAGGCAGCATTTGTTAGAGACTTTGATCAACTGTGGATGGGACTATATCCAACAGTCTCTACTGGAGGAAGAGTGATACTTCTTTCAACTCCAAACGGTGTAGGAGGTCAGTATTATAAACTGTATACTGATGCTGAACAGGGTTCTAATGAATTCGTTTCAATAAAGCTGCCATGGGACGTTCATCCTGAAAGAGGACAAGAGTGGTTTGATAAGACGACTAAGAATTTATCAAATAGGCAGATTTCTCAGGAGTACTTATGTGACTTTGCTTCATCTGGAGAGACGTTTTTATCACCCGGGGATATAGAGTGGGTAAGAAATATGTGTAAGCCGCCAGTAGATCGGGCGGGACACGATATGAACGTATGGATATGGAAGCACCCATTATCAGAGCATTCTTATATTATATCTGCAGATATTGCAAGAGGAGATTCTAGAGATTACTCTACTTTTCATGTGATTGACGTTGGAGAGGGAGAGTGTGTAGCAGAATATAGGGGAAAGACACCGCCAGATAGATTTGGTGAGCTTTTATGCGAATTTGGAAAAAAATATAATAATGCGCTTCTTTGTCCGGAAAATAATAGCTATGGATTTGCAACGATCATTAAGCTGAAGGATCTTGAATATCCAAACATATATCACAAGAGAAGAAAATCTATCTTTATAGGAAGCTATATTCCACCTAAGGAAAGTGATATCGCTGGATTCACAACGAGCGGAAAAACTCGTAATCAAATATTATCAAAATTAGAAGAGACAATTAGGAACAAAGGTGTTAAAATATACTCAACTAGATTTTATGAGGAATTGAAGACGTTTACTTGGTCTGGAAACAAGGCAAGGGCAATGAAAGGATATAATGATGATCTTGTAATGAGCTTTGCCATTGGAATGTGGATATTTGATAGTTCATCTGAGCATGGCGGCCATTCAAAAGAGCTCAATGAAGCTATGCTTAAAGGAATGAAGATAACAAGAAATACATATGATGATATGCCGGGTGCAATTACAGAAGGAAGACCTCACAGCGCTCCATCTAGAAATCCCAAGGAGGGATCGGAAAATTTGAGAAAAAACTCTTTATCAAGCGGCTGGAATAGCAAGCTGCGGCTGGCAAAAGAGTTTGATTGGGTTTATAAGTGAGGGCTTAAGTGGCACAAGAAAGCCAAACATTATTTAGACGTCTAACACAGCTATTTAGAAGTGGGCCTGTTATAAAGAGAAAGGTTCGCGACTTTAGTAAGTCATCTAAGCAGACATCAGCATTCGAAGTCTTTAGAAAGACTCAGAGCCACGTATATAGTACAGCCATGAGTGCATATGGCACCTATGATAGAATGGCCAGATACTCTGATTTTTCAGAGATGGAGTATACTCCTGAAATAAGCTCTGCCCTAGACATATACGCAGAAGAGACAGTTTCTGCAGACGAAAAAGGAAAAGTTCTTCACATATATTCAGAGAATCCCACTATTCAAAGATTGCTAGATGAGTTATTTTTTGATACACTAAATGTCGAATTTAATCTAACAGCGTGGGTCCGAAATTTATGCAAATATGGTGATTTCTTTTTATTCAATGATGTATCTCCTGATCATGGAGTTATAAATGCATTTCCCATTCCTGTAAATGAAATTGAAAGAGAAGAGGGATTTGATCCACTAGATCCTATGGCCGTAAGATTTAGGTGGGTCACTCAGGGAAATCAAGTTCTTGAAAATTGGCAAGTCTGTCACATGAGAATTTTAGGAAATGATGCATTCTTACCTTATGGTTCATCTGTTTTAGAGGCAGCAAGAAGAATATGGAGACAGCTGATACTTGTTGAAGATGCGATGCTCGTTTACAGAGTAGTTAGATCTCCTGAAAGAAGAGTTTTTAAAATTGATGTTGGAAATGTTCCGCCAGAGGATATTCCGAATTATATGGAGCAGGTTCAGGCAACTCTTAAAAAGGCCCAAGTCGTAGATAAAGATACAGGAAGGGTTGATCTAAGATACAACCCATTAAGTGTGGATGAGGATTATTATCTGCCAGTTAGAGGCTCAGAATCTGGAACAGACATTCAGACGCTGGCAGGAGGAGCAAATGCCACTGCCATAGAGGATGTTGAGTACATACAGAAAAAGCTATTTGCAGCATTAAAAATTCCAAAAGCATATCTTGGATATGATGAAGGTCTAGGAGCAAAAGCCACTCTATCTCAAGAGGATATTAGATTTTCTAGGACGATCGCAAGAATTCAAAGAACTGTTGTAGCTGAGTTAAATAAGCTAGCAATAATACATTTGTTTTGTAATGGATTTGAAGATGAGGATATCCTAGATTTCACACTTCAGCTATCTAATCCGTCAACAATTGCACAACAGCAAAAGTTAGAACTTTACAGGACAAGATTTGAAATAGCGACATCAGCTGTTGGTGTTGAAGGTCTAGTGAGTAGAGACTGGATAAGAAAGAATATCTTTAATATGACAGATGAGATTCTTAAGGAAATTCTTGATCAAAGAATTGTAGATAAGGAGCAAGATTTAGAAATTGAGTCTGTACAGCTACCAGGTGCAGCAGGTGAGGCGGCTGCAGAGGCTGCGATAGAGGAGCCCGCTCCCGAAGAGATGGAACTAGCCGGAGATATAAGAAATAAAATGGGATCTGATCTTTTAGCCGGTGACTCGCTAGTTGATACATCAAGATTATCGATATCAGATATCGATGCTCCAATAAAGGCACAAAATACAGTCAATAGATTGTCAGAGATAATTGTAGATGACGAAGATGACGATGACGATGATGAAAAGAAGGAGCTAACTCCAGCAGAGAAAGAGGTGATCTGGAATTCACCTAGACGAAGACGGGCACCTCAGATGGCTCCAGATCATAGTCATAATCCAAAAAATCCTGATGACTCACTCTTCCATCCCTTTGGAAGAAAAAATGCCAAATATAAAAGAAGCAGTGATTCTAAAAATCCTTTAAGAAATGCAGGAAAGGTTCCAAAATTGATGGAAGATGAATTTTTATCTGATTTTTTTGATAAAAAGATAGAAAATCACACACAAATGACATCTCAGATAAGATCTACATTAAAATCACTAGAGAACAAGATAAGTAATAGAGGGATTATAATCTCTGAGATAAATTCATCAGAGGAGGGAAGCACACCCGATGCCGAGGAATCATAATAAGAAAAGAAATGTTGGAGTGATCTATGAGCTTCTTCTTAGAAATATTTCACATCTCCTAATTCAAGGTGATAAGATAGGCGCTAAGAAAACTCTTAAGATTATTGAAAGCAAATTCAATAAAGAAAGTGAGCTCTATAGAGAATTCAGGCTCTTTAATGCACTTGTTAAATCAACTGTAAGCGACTCTGCTGTTGCAGCTGCAATTTTGACTGAAGCAAAGGCAGCTGCCAGAAGGTGCGATTTTAAAAAACTAGATATAGAAAAATCACTTCTTATCAAGGAGATAAATCACTCGCTAGATGATAAGATGTTTTATCATAGAAGAGTTCCTGAATATAAGATCTATGCTACAATACAGACGCTTCTTAATGACTGGAGATCTGAAGATAGATCTGACCTTTCAAGGACAGTGCAATATGAGTCAAAGATAATAGAGAGAATGCTATCTGAGAAAGAGAAAAATATAACTATTGAAGAAAGCGTGGATCCGAATGTTGACTCTCTTGTTGTAAAGATAATGACAGAAAAAATTAATGAAAAGTATAAGGATAATTTATGCTCTGAGCAGAGAGATGTCATACGATCATATGTTTTTTCTATGTCTCATGATGGCGGGACATCAATACTAGAGAAAGTTCAAAATATCAAAGATAAAACAATTGAAAATTTAAATGAATTTGAAAAAAAGACAGATAGTAAGTTTTTATTAGAAAAAATTGATACAGTTAGGAAGAGGATATGCGATGAAGCAATAGATGAAATAAATGATGAGTCTATAGCTAAATTTTTGACATTAATTCAATTGAAGCAAGAATTAAGAGAGGCGATATATGAGTGATAGTACATTAAAACTTCTAACAGAGTGGACTCCGCTCTCTTACACGACAAATATGATTAAGGAGTCAAAAGAAAAAAATGGTGGAAAGATAATACTTCGGGGTGTTTTACAAAAATGTGACACATTAAATCAAAACGGAAGAGTATATCCTAGATCCATACTAGAGCGTGAGATGCTAAACTACCAGAAGTTTATAAAGGAAAATAGGGCTCTAGGTGAGTGTGATCATCCTGATTCTTCTGTCGTAGAGTTGAAAAATGCCTCCCACATTGTTAGAGAGGCGCATATAGAGGGTGACGCAGTTGTTGGCCATGTTGAACTTCTTAATACCCCCGCAGGACAAATACTGCAGAGTCTAGTTGAATCCGGCGTGACCCTTGGAATATCTTCTAGAGGCGTAGGCTCTACGCGTAACGACGGAGACAGGCAGGTCGTACAGGAAGACTTTCAGCTAATTTGTTTTGATATGGTTAGTGAACCGTCTACACCTGGAGCATTTATGATGAGTGAAGGTAAGACCATTGATCCCAATGATATCGATAAAAATTTTACCAAGACAGATAAAATAGATAGAATTTTTAATGATATATTATCATGGTAGGTAGGGATTAATGTCTAGAGTTTCTAGAAGCCAGCTAAAAGGAATTGTCAAGGAATGTCTAATAGAGATATTAAGCGAGGGAATAGGAGAATCTAGAACTCAACAGCTATCAGAGTCTACTACGACTTTATCGCAAAATAGAAGGCCTAGAAGATCATCGCTTGATAATGTTGTTTATGATGGATCCGCCAAGACAAACTCGGTCCCAAACCCAGATTTTAAAAAAAATATACAAGAAACTACAAGAAATATGACCTCGGATCCAGTACTTTCATCAATATTAGCAGATACAGCAATGACTACTCTGCAGGAGCAGGCAGGAGCTGAACGGCCTGGACCCGGAGGATCAGCTCTACCAACAGCAGCAGCAGGTGATTCGGCAGCTGTTGCAGCATCTAGATCAGATCCGCAAGAATTGTTTGGTGAATCATCTCAAAAATGGGCTGATCTAGCATTTCCTAGCACGACAAAAAGATCTTAATGTAGGTAGCTAATTCTTACATTACCTAATATGTATAATTGAGACACGTTGTGGAGAAGTTATATGTCAAAGTATTCTAAATTAACGCCAGAAGTTCTTAGAAAAATAGTCATAGAAGAAAAGAAGAAGCTAGAAAAGGAAGGCCTCATATCATCAGACACCGTAGATGACGCGTGGGCTGGAGGGGATAATCTAGTTAATAAAATTGACTATGTGAAAAAGCTTGGATTAAGAGAATCAGCTTTACGTCGAAGAGCAGCTCGCATGACAAAAGCCAGAAATATCTTAAAGATAAGACTTTTAAAGGATCTATAGGAAAATGGCAGATCAACCCCAGACAATAGTTGAGCCAGCGGCCTCTGACGATAAGCCGTACGGGTCTAGAAATGATATAAATCTACGAGCTTCATTTTCAGCGTCACCAATTTATGCTTCCGAGGTAAATGATGATGAAAGAAAAGAAGTCTTTCAAGAATTAGCGCTAGATGGTACTGTAGTAGGGGGTCTTGGAATAAACTCATTTGATAGAGACTTTGATGGCGCACCAAACCTTGCTGATGTCGAGACAGGCGGCGGCGGAAAGCCAGCATCACCTTACGTTCCAAATCTTTCTTCACCGGGTCCTGGAAGCGTATTTCCGGCTGATCAGCCAGAGTACACAGGCGAGCTGCCTGATGGTTCTGCTCCTGAGTTTGGTTCTGGGCTGGGCGGAACCACATCTCCTTCTAAGACGTCAGAAAATATATCTGATCAAAAACTCGGAGACTATATTTCTGGAAGATCTTATCAGGGATCTGATGGAAGGAGCTAACAACTCTAAATGACAACCAGGCTCTACTATAATCCATCATCTGCGGTTTCAGATACAAGAACTGACCTGGGGTATGGAAAAGCGCAAAAAACTCCTAGTTTTGGAACAGGGCTTGGATCAGAAACAGCTATGGGCTGGGCTGAAACCGGTATATATAAGATGCCATCTTCATACGAAGATTATGAAGATGAGTTCATTGAGGATATAGATGATGATGAGATGGAGCTAATATCAAAAATAAGCTCTGTTACTGGAAGAGACAGGTTAGCAATAGATCCACAAGTCGGAAGAAGGGGATCTGCAGACAGGGGGAGCATGGTTGGCCTCCAGAGATGGGATATAGGAAATCTTGCAGAGGCTGAGAATATGCCTGCTGTGATGAGCGGAATAGCTCCTTTTTCTCATAGATCATTATACCCAAAAGGATTTAGTGGTCCTCCGTTTGGAACAGGTGGCGCTGGCCAGGCATTCCGTACAACAGGGCCCGCTAAAAAAACAGGAACTCAATATGGAAGCAGCAGAGCACCATATAATTATCTAGAAGATGAAGACATCCCAGCCCTTAGCTGGGATGAAATTTTTAATCTTGACCCTGCTGAAAGATCTATTTTAAGGCAGAGAATTAGGTTGCTTAAGCTTTTCAATCAAATTGATGAGACGTTATATGCAAATTCACAAAATACATAATATTTAATTGAGAAGAGGATTTAATAAAATGTCAAAATCTCTTTATGAGGAAGCAATAGCAGAAGCTAAGCTTTTGAGAGACACAGCAGAAAAGAATGCTAAAAATGCTATAATAGAGGCTGTGACGCCCAAAATAAGAGAATTTATAGAAGAGCAACTCATTGGAGGTTCAGCCGATGAACATTCAAATGATGACGTTCTACAAGATATAGCGTCTGACATAGTCGGATCTGACCTATCAGAGTCTAATGAAGATGTAGTCTTAGATGACAGCGCGATGTCTGCATTGTTAAATCTTTTTGGAGCTGACGATTTTAAAAGCGTTTCTGATAAGGGAATAGTTAAAGATGCGATTAAAGAGTCTTTATCTGAGCTTGATAGCAGAAGCAGAGAAAAACTTTTAAAAATGGCAGACAAACTTAATGAAAATGATGATCTTTTTCATCCCCGACGTATAAGTAATGATATGAGTAATAAAAAATCATCTAGGCAACGTGATGATATTCTTTATGAAATTGATCTTTCTGAGCTAGAGTCGCTCAAATCTGGAGATAATATGGATGCAATTGACAAAGCTGAGGCACGAGAAATCAAGGAAATTATGTCAGTATTAGGACTTGATAGCCTTGACGAGGCTAGACTTGAGATTGACTTAGGTGATCTTGAGCTACCCGAGGACTTGATGCCCACTATTCGAGTAGTCGAAGAGGAAGAAGAAGAGGATGTAGAAGATCTCGAGGCTGCTGAGGCTCCTGAAGAGGAAGAAGAGGTAGAGGTTGACGTAGAAGATCTTGAACTCGAAGGTCTTGATGAGATATTTGAGATCGATGAAAACGTTCTTCGTGATGAATTGCATCGCCTCCGACTGTTTCTATCAGAAGGTAAAGATCTCGAAAAGATTAAAGGAATTAAAAATGCAATGGAAGATAGCTGGGGAGGAAAGGGTTCTGGTAAGTCCGGAGTCAAGAGTTCTTACGGCGGTTCCGGAGGCAAGATGCCCAAGGGCACAGATTTCGGAGGAGGAAAACCTGGAAAGGAGCCTCTTCAAACAAAACTAAATGTTCTTTCAGAAGAACTTAGAAGTGAGAGACGCAATAATCGATCTCTCTCGATGAGGCTCAAGGAATACAGAGGTGCCGTTGAAACACTTCGTGAGCAGTTGACAGATCTAAACCTGTTTAATGCAAAGCTTCTTTATGTAAACAAGCTTCTACAAAGCAAGGAAATAACACCGTCTCAAAGGAAGTCGGTTGTTGAGTCTATTGATAGTGCTAGAAGTTTGAGAGAGGTTAAGCTACTTTACAGGAGCCTGACAGAATCCTTTGACAAGGGCAAGTCAGGATCAATAAATGAATCTTCGGTACGCAGAGCTATCGGATCATCCTCTAAGGTTACTGGAAGGTCATCGGCCAATTCAGTAGACGAGCAGGTGAATCGATGGGCAACGCTCGCCGGAATCAAGTGAATTTTATCATTAACTGCATTATAATAGGAGAAATATAAAAATGGCAAAGTCATTCACATTAAATCAGCTAACTGAAGGCATCAGAGATAGAAATATTGGTGCTGAAGGCATGCGATTGGTTGAGAAGTGGTCCAGAACAGGACTTCTTCGAGGCCTACAGGATCATGGTCGGGAGACCATGTCTCGACTTCTTGAAAACCAGGCTGCTCAGCTCCTGAGAGAGCAAAACTCTCTATCAACAGGTGGCGGTAACCTCGCCTCCTCTGGCGACGTCAGAGGCTTCACAAATATAGCATTTCCGATCGTTCGTCGTGTCTTCGGCGGACTTATATCTAATGAGCTTGTATCTATCCAGCCAATGAGCCTTCCTTCTGGTCTGCTCTTCTATCTGGATTACACCTACGGTGATAACGTCGGTGGTGATGCTAGCCTCACAGATGGATCTGAGGGCTCTGCAGCAGCAGAAACCTATCAGAAGGGTACATCGATCTATAACAACCCCACAGGTAAGGGTATCCGATCAGGATCTCTCGCAACAGGTGGTCAGTATGATCTAGTCGGTACCACCTATTCTAAGGTTCACAAGACAATCAGCGGTACAACTGCTAATAGCAGGCTAACACTTCTAGCTTCTGGAGCCTATCAGGGCAATTCTCAGCTTCAAAGTGGACGCTTAGCGGCTTCAACGGGAAGTGATGGAAAGCTACTTCAGTTCGATCCTCAGGTTATTACGAAGATCGATGCCGACGCAGCTGGTGTTGGAACTGGTAGATTCCAGTTCTTGGTCTTTGATCTCACAGATCTTAGTGGTGTTTCTGGTCTTGATCTTACTAATGCAAAGGACATCACATTGTTCTCAGCAAATAGATCATCTGTAGCAACTGATAATCAGAGCTCTCCCACAAATGAGGCAGATTCCATTGCGGTTCTGGATGATTCGTGGCAGGGCGGAAAGAATGTTCTCAACCTTCGTCGTCTCAACCAGCTTGGAACGTATTCAGGTGGACAGTTCACTTCTAATCCTCTGGTAAAGACTTCCACAGCTAACGCTGCTCTGTTAATGGTTGTCTCAGGAACATATGCTGGACTTACCGCTGCTTTCAGTGGAACAAAGCATCTTACTGCATCATATGCGGTGGCACCTGCTCTAGGTGTTAACTCTACTGATGGTGATGTGCTGACGATTCCGACGTTTGAGTCTAACTTCGCAGCTACACCAAGTCCGGTCATCCCAGAGATTGACATCAAGATTGAGTCAATCGCTGTTACAGCCGCGACCCGTAAGTTACGTGCTCGTTGGTCACCAGAGCTCGCCCAGGATCTTAACGCATACCACAGCCTTGACGCTGAGGTTGAGTTAACTCAGATCCTTTCCGAGCAGATCGCACTAGAGATTGATCGTGAGATTCTCAACGATCTTCTCACAGAGGCGAGAGGTGCTAACTACTACTGGTCACGTATGCCTGGTAAGTTCGTTAACAAGAAGACCGCAGCTGAGGCAACAAAGGCTAGCACGCTAGCTTCCGGTCCTCAGTTCACCGGTACAGTTCGTGAGTGGTATGAGACTCTTGTCGAGACCATCATCGATGTTGCTAATGAGATCCACCGTAAGACCCTTAGAGGTTCTGCTAACTTCGTGGTTTGCTCCCCGGAGGTCGCAACGATCTTTGAGGCTTCGGTTCTCTATAAGCCTAACATCACGATCGATGGATCTGGCCAGACAAGCAATCCATTCTCACTTGGTGCGACACCTATCGGTTCTCTTAGCAACCGGTTCACTGTCTACAAGGATCCTTACTTCCCACGGAACAAGGTCCTCGTTGGATATAAGGGTGGAAGCTACCTTGAGACAGGATACGTCTACGCACCTTACGTGCCGTTGATCGTCACTCCTACTATCTTCGCTCCCGAAGACTTCACACCCCGCAAGGGCGTGATGACTCGGTACGGCAAGAAGATGGTTCGTGCTGACTTCTACGGAACAGTAACGGTTCTTGATCTGAATATCATTTAAGATAACCTTAGATGAGCTACTAGGGGCGCCTCTTTGAGGCGCCCCTTTTTATTTGTGATAGATGTTTAGCAGCTAGATATTTATAAACGTGGAATAATGAGTAATATATGCCATGTCGAGCTCTATAAAGACGAGTTTTTTCTATGCGGATGAACAACAAGAGGATAATAAGACAATGTCAGATGTGAATGATAGCTTTTACCAGCAAGCGGCCCAAGAGGTCTTAAGAGATACTGCAAATGAGATAAAGGATCACCAGAAGGTGCCAGATGTACCGGAAGGTAATCTAGAAGCGTCTCAACAATTAGATGAGGTTCAACATGTTCAAGATGCACAGGTTGCTCCTGAACTAGAAAATCCTCCAGATGAAGTAGACGATTTTGATGATTTTGATTTTGTTGAAGCCTACGATGATGATCCTGTTGCAGCTGATGAGAGAATGCTCCCTGAAAATTCTGCAGCTTCTGCAATTAAGTGTGCTTTTCTTGGAATTGGTGGTGGAGGAGGAAAGCTAGCCAAGGCATTTTTGGATCTGGGATTTCACAAAACTCTTCTCATAAATACAACCGTTAAGGATCAGCCGGAAGGTGTATCTTCAGAACATTTTCTTTTATTACCTGGTGCAGATGGAGTTGGCAAAGACATTGCTCTTGGAAAGAAGGTTTTAGAAAATAATAGTGCGCTAGTTGAAGATGCTATTCGAACCAGAATAGGAAAGGTAGACTGGCTTTTTGTTATCGCTGGAGGCGGAGGCGGAACAGGTAGCGCTTCAAATATTTTGGGCGGAGCATTTGATAGATACCTAAGATCAGTGGAGGCCGTGGGTCAAGTCGTATATATTGTCACAAGACCGACCGCTCAAGAATTGCTCAATCCCACAATAGCAGCAAATTATGAATCTTTAATGTCTGACGTCGCTCTTCATCCACACATCATGATTGATAATGAGAAACAACTACAGCTACTAAGGGGAAAGGTCGGAATGCTTGATTTATATCCCTCAGCGAATAGGAATTTTGCAAAGTTATTGTGGCAAGTTTT